TCAGATTATGACCGATCCGGTGGTACTGGATGCGGCTGGGGATTACACGTCACTGGATGCAATGGCATCCGATCTGATTAACGCCAAAATTCCGGCACAGTTCCGCAATGACCCGCGTCTGGTTGTCCTGGTCGGTGCCGATCTGGTCGCTGCTGAACAATACCGACTGTATCAGGCAGCAGACCGTCCGACTGAAAAAATTGCTGCGCAGATGCTGGGGAGCACCATTGCTGGCCGTCAGGCCATTATTCCGCCGTTTATGCCGGGTAAACGCATGGTGGTTACGCCACTTTCTAACCTGCACATCTACACCCAGCGTAATACCCGTATGCGTAAGGCGGAGTTTGTTGAAGATCGTAAGCAGTTCGAAAACAAATACCTGCGCAATGAAGGTTACGCGGTGGAAGTGCCGGAGCTGTATGCAGCCATTGATGAATCCGCTGTGACAATCGGCAAAGTCTCCGAACCGGTGGAGGGCTGATAAATGGCACTTTCCCCTGCGCAGCGTCACAGCCAGCGTATTGCAATGGAACAAAAGCTGAAGCGCAGCCAGGCACTGGACACCACGGAAAGTATGCACATGCTGATCAGGGCGCTGGAAACGGATGTGGAACATGTTCGAAGTCTGCCTACCATTGCCGATCGCGTCGAGTATAAACGTGATGTGCTGTTGCCGCGCTGGGTTCCCACTGTGGAAGCCTATCTGGAGAGTGGCCAGGTGTATGCAAATCCGGTTTTCGCCTGGTGTGTTATCTGGCTGTTTGACGTGGGCGATCTGGATAAGGCGCTGGACTGGGCTGACATTGCAATCAGTCAGCAGCAGGCAACCCCGGATCGGTTGCGCAGCAATTTCCCCACGTTTGTGGCGGATACGATGCTGGAATGGGCGCAGGAAACCGCAGGTCGCGGGGAAAGTGTTGAGCCTTATTTCACCCGCACGTTTGAGCGGGTGGCAAACACCTGGCGACTGCATGAGCAGGTGACGGCCAAATGGTTCAAGTTTGCCGGTCTGGAGTTGCTACGCAATGACGATGGGCAGAAAACGGCGGCGGGCGTGGATGATATTAAAACGCTGGAAAAAGCTGATCAGCTGCTGGTTATTGCAGAAAAACACTACTCAAAAATTGGCGTCAGAACGGCGCGGCAGACAATTGCCGCCCGTATCCGAAAACTGACAACTCAAGGATAACAACAAATGAAAGAAAGCCATTTACAAGGTGCACATACCCATAGTGTGAGTGCATATAACCATAGTGCAGGCGCACATACGCACACTTTTAATACTGAGCACTAAAAAGACTACCGCAAGCCAGGCGGACGCGGTGGAGGGCAGAACGCCTTGTGTGTAACTGCGCCGTGGAAACCGGCCAGTCCGCCTTTTTCGGGGGATTTATGTTTAGCGGAAAGCCGCTGGATTATCAGGATGAACCGCTGACCAATAACGGATTCTGGCCAGATCTGAATCTGAAGGATTTTCAGGCGCAGCGGTCACTACCGCCAGATATTGACGCTGACACCATCAGCCAGGCGTTGCTTGCAGCGGTGGCGGAGGTGAATGCGGAACTGGAAAACGTGGAGGCCAGCTGGATAGCGAAAGGCCACACGCTGGCGGCAGAGGTACCGGGCGTAAAAATGGGCGGACTGAACAGCCTGTGCGCCCAGTATATGAAGGCCGTTTTTGCCAGGGCAAAAGCGGATCTGCTGGGGGAGTTCGCCACTATCGGGCGGCGCGATACTCATCCAGGACAGGAAAGTATGGAAACCCGTGCGGGGTTACTGGCTGAAGCATCGGTGGCGATCCGCCGTATGAAAGGGCTGAAACGGGCAACGGTGAAAAAAGTATGAGCCAGACGCAGATCCAAAGCCTGACCACATTTTTTAAAGATAACGTCCCGCCCCGTGCGATGCAGTCATTTGACAGTGTGCTGGATGAGATGAAGTTCATTCCTGCGGCGAAGGATTACGGGCTGGGACAATATCGCCAGGCGGTTATCCGATATGACGCGGTTCTGAGCTGGGAGCGTTTCCCGTATCGCCTTTGCCCGCCGCAGTTGCTTATGTCCTTACTGGCTGCGTGGCTGGATGATGCTGACAGGGAACTACTGGATGAAGTGGGGCTGAGTGAAGCTGAACCTGACTGGGATGTGTCGGTGGATGATGAGGAAGTGGCCACTGTGGTGCTGACTGTTCCGATGGTGGAAGAACTGGTGATCAGGCAGGACGAAAACGGGGCTATTCCGTGGCGGGGTGAGCGCTGGTCACTGGTTGAGCCTGAAATCTGGACGGCACTGACCGCCAGTATTTACAGCGTGGATGAGGCTGGTGCGCCGGTGGGGGATAGCGAATGATTGCCGGTGGCGAGCTGAATAAAAAACAGCTGGCCGAATTGCGCAAGGCACTGACCAGCATGGAGCTGCCGCCGAGAAAACGGCAGCGTCTGATCTGGCGGCTGGCCAAATATGGCGTGATTGCTGCGGCAAAACGGCATGTGCGCAATCAGGAATCCCCGGATGGCCAGAAGTGGTCGGGACGTAAGACAAAACGCAAAGGGAAGATGCTGCGCAACCTGCCAAAGCTGCTGCATATCCGTGAAATGCCAGAAATTCAGGCTGTGCGGATCTATTTGCAGGGCGGCGGATACCGAAACGGGGAAACGCCGGTACCAGCCGGAACAGTGGGTTACGCGCAACAAAACGGAATGCGCGTGAAAGTCAGCCGCAGTAATCAGCCACGGAAGGCGGAGGCAGGGAAAATGGCGACACCTGCCCAGGCCAAAAAATTACGGGCGCTGGGGTACCGGGTGAAAACCGGTAAGCGATGGAAAAAGCCCACACTGGGCGAGATCACCAAAACGATGCCGTACAGCCAGGCGGGGCTGCTGATTCGAAAACTCAGTGGTAAAGCCGTGAAAACCAGCTGGACAGTGGATCTTCCTGCCCGTGTGTTTCTGGGCATGAATGATGATGAATTTGACAAGGCGCTGGCGCGTCAGCTTCAGGCCATCGGCTTTGGCTGGGACGTTAAAGCGCAGGATATTAAGGGGAAAGCATGACCTGGCCAATTGTGACCGTAAACCAGGTAAATCAGCTGCTGGGTGAAACCAATGAAGTGGAACGCACACTGCTGTTTATCGGTTCGGGTACCAAAAATGTGGGGAAAACGCTGGCGGTGAATGCCCAGAGTGATTTTGATTCACTGCTGGGCGAGGAAGCCAGCCCGCTGAAAAATGATGTTCTGGCTGCGCTGGCGAACGCTGGCCAGAACTGGTGGGGGTTCATTCATGTCCTGCCAACTGACGCGGAGGCAGATGCCTGGGTGAAAGCGGTTCTGGCCGCGCAGGTGGTGTGCTCTGTGGAAGGTGTGGTGCTGTCTGACGATGTGACCGCTAAAGCGCAGGTAAATCAGGCCGTGACGTTACGATCCACCCTGATTTCAAAATATGGCCGCTGGGTGTGGTTCATTCTGGCCGCACAGGGAATGCAGGACGAAGAAGCCCAGGCGGATTATCTGGTACGCATGGCCACCCTTCAGGATGGCATTGCAGAAAAGGCGGTGCAGCTGGTTCCCCGCCTGTGGGGAAATGAACCGGGTGTGCTGGCTGGTCGCCTGTGTAGCCGTGCGGTAACCATTGCTGACAGTCCGGCGCGGGTTAAAACCGGTGCTCTGATGAATCTGGGCAGTGATGAAATGCCGGTTGATGGTACCGGAGAAGTGCTGGAACTGGCCACACTTCAGGCGCTTGAAGCACAGCGTTTCAGTGTGCCGATGTGGTACCCGGATTATGACGGTTTTTACTGGGCAGATGGCCGCACGCTGGATGTTGAGGGCGGCGATTATCAGTCGATTGAAACCCTGCGCGTTGCGGATAAAGCGGCCCGCCGTGTTCGTCTGCTGGCTATCAGTAAAATCGCAGATCGCTCGCTGAACAGCACGCCGGGAAGTATCGCCGCACATCAGACACTGTTCGCCCGTCCACTGCGTGAAATGTCCACTGCGGCCAGCATTAATGGTGTGTCATTTCCGGGAGAGGTGAAGCCGCCGCAGGATAGTGATGTGACCATTGTCTGGAAGAACAAAAAGGCGGTGGATATTTACATTGTGGTGCGCACCTGGGAAGTGCCGCTGCAAATCACCATCAGTCTGTTACTGGATGCCAGTCTGGAGGCCACAGCATGACCAAACGTATTTCGGGTATGTCGTTTGACACCTATATGGACGGCGATCTGATCCATATCGAGAAAATCACGCTCGATATTACGGATAACAGCGCTGCCGCCCAGACGCGTGGCGTCCCTGATGGGTATGTAGACGGCGATGTTGCCGCCGAAGGGGAAATTGAAGTCAGTTCAAAAACACTTCAGGTGCTGACAGCCAAAGCCCGCGCAGCGGGTTCATGGCGTGGGCTTCCCCCACTTGATTTTTTTTTCTATGCCAAAGCCAGTAGCGAAGAAATGAAGGTGGAGACGTTCGGCAATAAATTGCAGGTCGGCAACCTGCTGGATATCGATCCGAAAGGGGGCGGCGTGACCACGCACAAAATCAAATATTTCGTGACCAGTCCGAAATTCGTCAACATCAACGGTGTGCCGTATCTGGAAGCGGAAGCTACAGAAAATCTGATCGGATAAGGGGCAGGGATGCAGGAGCATGAAAAGAGTCTTTATTCACTGCTGATCATTGGCGCACTGATTGCCATCGGCAATGTGCTGACCAGTAATGACCCAATCACGCCGCGCCTGTTTGCCGGTCGCGTGATCCTGGGCAGTCTGGTTTCAGTGGTGGCCGGGGCGGTACTAATTCAGATCCCGGATGCCAGCCCGCTGGCCATTCAGGGGCTGGGGGCGGCGCTGGGGATTGCCGGTTATCAGGCGGTGGAAGTGTGGCTGCGCAGACGTGCAGCGGGAAAGCAGAACGGGAGCAAGACAAATGACCCTGAGTGAAAAACAGCAATTATTCACAGTCATGGTGGCCAGTCTGATCCACTGGGCAGAAGAACATGGCTACAGACTGACGTTCGGTGAGGCTTACCGTACACCAGAACAGGCCGCGCTGAATGCGAAGAAAGGCAGCGGCATTTCTAACAGCCTGCACACCCAGCGGCTGGCGGTGGATTTCAATCTGTTCGTGAACGGTCAGTACAAAACCCGTACAGAAGATTATCTGCCACTGGGGGAATACTGGGAATCACTGGGTGGTTCCTGGGGCGGACGCTTCAAATCCAGACCTGATGGTAATCATTTCAGCCTGGAACATAACGGGGTGCGCTGATGAGCAGCGGGCAGTGGCTGGTTGTGGTGGCGCTGGCATTTGTCTGGGGCTGGCTGACCGCTGACTGGCGGCGTGACAGCTTAGAGCTGGCGATCAATACAGCGGCGCAGGTGGCCGGTAATGAATCGCGAAAAGTAATGCAGGGCATTGCCAGTGATTCAGCCAGAGCGCTGGAAGATAAACTGGAGGCGTTAAAAAATGTGGCACCGCGTGAGATACGCACGGAAATACTTAAGCCCGTTTTTACCAATCATTGTCTGTCTGATGAGTTTGTCAGCATGTACAACAGCGCCGCAGCTGGTACCGAGCGTGCGTTATCAGGAAAACCTGAAAACTAAATGCACCACGCAGCTGCCGCGCCTGAACGGTACGACAGGAAAAGATGCAGCGGAATTACTGACAATTTATCCTGAAATTTATGGCCAGTGTGCTGCGCGTCATAATCAGTTAGTGGACGAAATTAATTTAAGAGAGAGTATGAGTGATGGAACAAATTAAACTGTGTGTTTGTGGTGTTGATATTGTTTTTGAACCAAATCAGACCGCCTACAACAAATTTATTAATGAAATGGCGATGGATAATAAAGTTGCCCCGGCACATAACTATCTGACGCGAATTGTGGCAACGGAAAGTAAAGAAGCACTGACCGAAGTATTAAAGCGTCCGGGTGCTGCACTTCAACTGGTTGGCAAAGTAAATGATATTTATGCGCCAGAACTGGAAATTGAAGTAAAAAACTGACAAAGCGAGTCCATGAAATTGAAAGAAATGGACTCGAACAATATTTAATTCTACGCCGTCATTATTTACCGCATGGTCAGGACTCTGTTGACGATATCGCCGCCGCTATATGGCTGGATAATCGGCACTGGGAATATACGGGGATCGCCGTGGCCAATGGTGTGGCAAAAGCATTTAAAGGCACTGAATGAAACAATTAGATTTTACATTAAGCCTGATTGATAAATTATCCCGCCCGTTAAAACAGGCGCAGGGTAATGTCACCGGCTTTGCGGAAAAATCAAAAGCGGCCTTTATGCAGATTGGCGGCGGCGCGATGGCGCTGGCCGGTGTCGGGATGGCGATCAGGGGCGCGTTATCACCGGCAATTGAAATGTATGACGCGCTGAATGATGTCGCCGCAAAAGGTATCGATGATTCCGCGCTTAAGACCGTTCGGCGTGATGCCCTGCGCTTCAGTACAACCTACGGTGCCAGCGCGGTGGAGTTCGTTAAATCCACGGAAAATATTAACGCTTCCATTGCCGGACTGACGGGTAATGAACTGCCGAAGGTGACGAAAGTCGCCAATACCCTGGCTTTTGTGCTCAAGTCCACAGCGGCGGACACGGCGGAATTTATGGGGCAGATGTTTGGTAACTTTTCCGCCGATGCCGCCAGACTGGGCAAGATTGAATTTGCCGAGCAACTGGCGGGCAAGATGGTTTATATGCGCAAAACATTTGGCACAGAAATGGCCACTATCAAGGATTTGATGGAAGGTGCGCGCGGCGTAGGGACTAACTACGGCGTGGGACTGGATGAACAGCTGGCCGTTCTGGGGCAACTTCAGCGGACACTGGGAACGGAAGCCAGCAGCGCCTATGAAGGATTTATGACTGGTGCGATTGATGGCGCTAAAAAGCTGGGGCTGTCCTTTACTGACTCCACCGGCAAAATGCTGTCCATGCCTGAAATGCTGATCAAGTTGCAGGGCAAATATGGCAAAAGCCTTGAAGGGAACCTGAAAGCCCAGGCGGAACTGGATGCAGCCTTTGGTGACAGTTCTGCAGTGGTTAAACAGCTTTACGGCAATGTCGCGTTACTTCAGCGGAACATCACCGAACTGGGCGGCGCGGACGGTCTGAAGCGTACCCAGGAAATGGCTCAAAAAATGGTTAAGCCGTGGGATCGCTTTGTGCAAATCCTGAAAGCCATTCAGACCGTGATCGGGCTGACGCTGATCCCGGTGCTGTATCCGGTTCTGAATCGCCTGGCTGATATGGGGCAGACTTTTGCCCGCTGGATGCAGTTATTTCCTAACATTGCCCGTGTGATTGGTTATGCGTCGATGGCACTACTGAGCTTTGCCGCCGTGGGTGCGGTGGCCAATATCGTGATGGGAGTATCCAGATTCATCATGATGGGACTGCGCGGGATCTGGGGGGCGTTAACGGCGGTTACGAAAATCTACACGGCCACTGTCTGGCTGTCGCAAATGGCGGTAATCGCCTGGAATACCACGCTGAAGTTTTTGCGCGGTGCGTTACTGGCGGTACGCATGGCCGCAATAATGGCCGGAATTGGTATCAACCTGATGAGCTGGCCGATCCTGCTTGTGATTGGTGCCATTGCGCTGCTGGTTGTCGGTTGTTATCTGCTGGTTAAGCACTGGGACACGATAAAAGCAGCGGTGATGAATACCGAAGCCTTCCAGACATGTGCCGCCGTGGTGAAATGGCTGGCGGGGATCTTTGCTTCAGCCTGGCAATATATCAGTGAAGGATGGAACAGCTTTATTTCTTTGCTGACAGGATTTTCACCGTCTGAGGCATTAAAGGGAATGGCCACCGACATTATGTCGCTGTTTGATAATGTCTGGAAGTCAATCAAAGGGGGATTTCTTAAATCGTGGAACTGGATTGTTCAGAAACTGAATAAAATTCCCGGCGTGGATATTTCACTGGCCAGTGAAACTACGCAGCCATTAACCGGAAATACACTGTCGACGGGTGGTGATTTAAAAGGTGTGGATAAAGGTGGTATCAGCAAAACAATCAGCAGCAACAGTAAATCCGTAACCGATAACAGCCGGAAAATTGGTGAAGTGCATTTCCATACCAAAGAAGCACTTTCTCCATCACAGCTTATGGAATGGCAGGAGCTTGGCGCATGAGTAATGTTCTCTATATCGACTTACTGATTCAGGGCGGTGACTTTGTTCTGAATACCGGTAATGAACCTGAATTATGTAATAACCGAAAAAGTATCGGGCAGGACATTATTCATTCCATTATTGAAAGCGGGTTAGCGACGGAATTAATCGCCGAACGTAGCCCGACAATGAGAGCGGATATTTTTACCCGCATGGAATTACTGATTGAAGATGATGAACGCATTGTGCCGGGTACGGTGGAAATCAGTGAAGAAAGTCAGAAGCGGCTGTGGGTAACCGCGAGTACATACGATTTTGGCGGGATCTCTGCGCAGGTGGATTTATGACGGAAAAACCGCAGGTTGATTTTGAAGAAGTGGTGAAAGACAGCGGTATGCCGGTAACGGAAGCCGAAGTGCGGGAACGCTTCAATGCAATTGCAGCAGATGAGGGAATTATCACCAATACATCCCGAATGTCACCGTTCTGGCGATTAATCACCGCTATTGTGACCGCCCCGGTGATGTGGCTTAAAGACGTTCTGGTGTTAACCGTGCTGGCCAATATGTTTGTGGCCACAGCCAGCGGGAGCATGTTGCGTTTGCTGGCCTGGGCGGTGAACGTCACGGCAAAACCGGCGAGCGCTGCACAGGGGGGGATTCGGTTCTTCAAAGAAGATGCAAAGGCCGTTGTGACGGTCAAAGCCGGGACGATTATCCAGACAGAACGCATTAACGGGCGAGTGTATGAGCTGGCTACCACTGAGGATGTGGTGATCACTTCCGGTGCGGCCAGCGCATTGCTACCGGTGAAAGCCACTGGCACCGGGGGCGCATATAACCTTGCGCCCGGATATTACCGCATTCTGCCGGTGGCGGTCAGTGGTATCAGCCACGTGGCCAGTGAGGAAAACTGGTTGACCGTGCCGGGGGCTGATGAGGAAAGTGATGATGAACTGCGCGAGCGTTGCCGCAATCAGTTCAATCTGGTGGGGAATTACCACACCGATGCGGTTTATCGCTCAATGATCGCCAGTGTTGCCGGGTTGAGTATCGATCGGATTTTCTTTGAGCATGAAGCACCGAGGGGGCCAGGAACAGCCAACGCCTTTTTATTACTGGACAGTGGGGTGGCATCAGCGCCGTTCGTGGATGCGGTGAATGACTATATCAACACGCTGGGGCACCACGGGCATGGTGATGATATGCAGTGTTACCCCATGCCGGAAACGCTTCACGATCTGGCCGTCACGGTTTATGTCAAAAATCTGAACAACTTCAGTGACGAAGAAGTGAAAACTCTGAAGGGCGGCATTGAAAACATGATCCGCTGTGCCTTTCGTGAAAATGCTGATTATGACGTCAGAAAGACGTGGCCATATTCGCGGTTTTCCTTTTCGCAACTGGGGCGGGAAATTCATAAAACCTTTGCACAGACGGAATCACTGACATTTTCGTTGGGAGACATTACCAGTGAACTGAGCGTGCCGCGTCTGAAATCACTGACGGTGAATATTGAGAATGAATGAGTTCATGAAAAAGCTGGCCGGGATGTTCCTGCCGTCCTGGATGAATAAAGGCGAACCGGGGAAATTGCTGAAAACGGCGCGGCGGTTCTGGGCTGAGGTTTACGGCTGGATTACCTGGCCAATGAATCAGTTTGATCCGCTGACGTGTACACCGGCATTACTGAACCTGCTGGCTTATGACCGGGATATCACCCGCTTTGATGGTGAACCGTTGACCCTGTTCCGCAAACGTGTGGCTTTTGCCTTCGTGAATGCCCGGGATGCTGGTTCAGTTGAGGGGTTTATCAATATCTTTGAACGGCTGGGAATTGGTTATGTGGAGCTGTTCGAACGGCAACCGGATATCGACTGGGATGTGATTCTGGTTCGGGTTACAGACAGCCAGATTGCAGACAACACGCAGCTGCTGATCCAGATAATCCGCCAGTACGGGCGAACATGCCGCCGTTATCAGTTTGAGGTGATCACGCCTGAAAGCCTGGTTATCAGGGCCGGGTGGGGTCAGGGGGAATATGTGGTTTACCCGGCGACGTTAGCAGGGACGGAAGCCCGCAGCGCAACATTCAGCGCGAGTTTGTAAGGAGGTTTTTATGTCACAGACAGCCATCACACTGGCGTTTGAAAACTGGAAAGCGCAGCAGGGCGCAACGGGTGAACCGGTACTACTGGATGAATTTGTTTTTGCCAGTGTGCCGGATTTAAACCCGGATACACCTGTTGACCGCAATGAAACATTACCACCGGCTGCACAGATTGTTCACCGGCAGTCTGTTACCCGCACCGGTGTGGTGGATGAAAACGGTGTGGTCTATTCCGTAGTGCTGGGTGCAGATGTGGGTGATTTCAGTTTTAACTGGATCGGTCTGCTCAATAAGGCCAGCGGTACGCTGGCAATGATTGTCCATGCACCATCACAGCAGAAACTGAAAACAAAAGAAGGTCAACAGGGGAACGTGCTGATCCGCTCGTTTCTGATGGAGTACAATGGCGCACAAACGGAAACCGGGATTAATACACCCGCTGAAACATGGCAGATTGATTTTACTGCACGTCTGGCCGGAATGGATGAACGCCAGCGCCTGGAAAATATGGATATTTATGGCGCGGCGGCGTTTTTTGGTAACGGGTATCTGGTAGCCAAAACCGGCAATCAGTTTTTTGTCACGAAAGGCACGGGGTATGTGGCTGGACTTCGTGCGTCACTGGCTGCGAATCAGAATATTACGGTAACGACAAAGCCGGTAAAAGTCTGGCTGGATGTGTGCTGGACAGGGACACTGACCAGTGTCTGGAATGTGCAGAGCAAAATCACGGTGGCAGCAAATCTTGCTGATTATGTTCAGAACGGGGTTCAGCATTATGTGTTTGCTGTGGCCAGCATTGATGCGGATGGCAACATCACGGATTTACGGCCAAAGGGTAGCCTGGGAGAACAGCAGGCCAGCAGCGATTTTTTGCGTAAGGATGCAAACCTTGCTGATGTTAGCGACAAGGTGAAAGCAAGAAAAAGCCTGGAGCTGGGTGAACTGGCCGTTTTAAGTCGTAGTGATGTTCTGCCGGTTGGTGTTCCACTTCCATGGCCAGCAGATATTCCACCTCCTGGCTGGGCAATTATGCAGGGGCAGTCTTTTGATAAGGCAGTATATCCATTATTGGCTGCTGCGTATCCATTGGGTGTTATTCCTGATATGCGCGGGCAGACGATTAAAGGTAAGCCTAACAGCGGACGTGCCGTATTATCTTATGAACAGGATAATATTAAGTCACATACCCATAGCGCCAGTGCCTCAAATACCGATTTAGGGACAAAAACCACATCATCGTTTGATTATGGAACTAAATCTACGAATAACACTGGTGCTCATACCCATAGTGTTAGCGGAACAGCTGCTTCAGCAGGTGCACATACACATCCGATATCTCAGGGAGATAATGCTAACGTTAGCTCCGGTAGAGTAGCTTCGTCGAACTCTGCTCAAACTCACTTAGGTGCAACGAATTCTGCGGGCGCACACACCCACTCGGTATCAGGTACTGCAGCAAGTGCTGGGGAGCATAAACATACTGTCGGTATTGGTGCTCATACGCACTCTGTTGCGATTGGTTCGCATGGACACACCATTACGGTTAATGCTGCGGGTACTTCAGAAAACACTGTTAAAAACATTGCATTAAACTATATCGTGAGACTCGCTTAATGATATTTAAAATGAGTGATATCGATCAAACAGTTACTGTTTATAAACTTCATCCTGAGACGAATGAGTTTATTGGTAGTGATAACGCTTTTATTCCCGCTCACACAGGACTACCAGCCAATTGCACCACAATTAAACCTCCATTAACAAAAGACGGATTCGTGGCAATTTTTAATACAGAAAAACAGAAATGGATTGCTATTAAAGATCACCGTGGCGAAATTGTATTTGATACGAAAGACGCTAGAAGGTTCGTGATAACAGCACCAGGGGATTATCCAGCTGGAACAACTACTCTGGAGCCTGAAAACGCATGGCAAAAATGGAATGGCAGTAAATGGGAGGATGATGCTGAGTCTATGCGAGTTGCATTAACCCGTGAGGCAGAATTGGAAAAGATAAGACTGCTTAAACAGGCCCATACTGCCATTGCCACATTGCAGGATGCTGTTGTTTTAGGCATGGCGAGCCAGGAAGAAACATTGTTACTTACCGCATGGAAAAAATACCGCGTTTTACTGAATCGTATTCAAGCGGAAGATGCGCCGGAAATTGTGTGGCCGGAGGTGCCTGGAAATGTGGCGTGAAGCACGTCTGGCCTTCACGGATTCTGTTGCTGCGCTGAACTGTTCGATCGTCCCTGCGCATCCGTGGATTTATGGGCTGGGACAGCAGACAGCGAACGGGGCATATCTCAGCCCGGTTAATGCTGTTCGCTATCTTGCTGAACGCCTGGCCGGAACTGGGGGGAATGTGGACGTGGTGATTATGATGGTCACCGGACAGACGCAGGAAAACTTTATGGCCAGCCTGAATAACCTGGTCGGGATTTTCCCCGCCCCGGCATTCACGCAGGTAAAACGGCTGGCGCAATCCGCCGCAGCGCTGGCTATTGAAAAGATGCAGATCCCGGCGAAAACCGCCGCAGCGTTACCTGCGTCCATTCCACTGTCTGTACCAACCAGCAGGGCAGCTTTATCTGCTGCGGCAATCAACCAGGCACAAAAGGTGGCGGGTGCCGGATTTGATATCGAAGGGCTGAAAAAACAGCTGGGCGAGTTCACGCAGCTGCGTGACCAGCTTATCAGTGATGTGGCCAGCGGCCTGAATGACTTACAGGGGAAGAGTGCCAGAGCGTGGGTTTTTACTGCCAGCGGAGACACCGGCACAACGTTACTGGAACTGGTGAAGGACATTCCGCAGCAGTCTGCCGTTTACACCGCAGCCATGATGCTGGTTGGCGATAATCTTGATGGAATAAAGGGAATGATTCATGACTTCGATCCCGACACTGGCGCTTAATGGCGAGGCCATCCAGCTGAAAAACATGCGGGTGACTGTTTCACAGCAATTTCAGGATAAAGATCAGTCCGGCCAGACCAGTGCCACAACAAAATCAGAGCAGGGAGCAAAGGGAAAGGAACTGCGGATCAGCGGTGAAATACCCTTTAAACAGCCTGAAATACTGAAGCGTATTTTTGAGCTGGCCAGTGCTACCGATGCCAGTGGTAATCGTCAGAAGTACCGAGTGGCGCATGAAGTTGCCCGTGCTGTTAATTTTCGTGAAGCAACGTTCAGCGGAATGCTGGATGCACCCCAGCAGGACGGGAAAATGGCCTGGCTGGTGACATTCACACTGGCGGAACATATCAGCGTGCAGGAAAAGCGAGAGGCCAGGGCAACAGGTAAGACGACCGCAAAAAAACAGACTGCCGGTAGTGCGGGACAGAACGGTGGCCAGTCTGCCGGAGAAGATGAAGAAAAACTGACGTGGTTTGAACGCAAAGTGCTGAAGCCCGTCAATGATGCTTTGGGTTAATGATGAAACCAGTAAAACGCCTTTACCTTTCAACGGATGAAGTTCACCTGGTGGATGCCAGCCTGGTACTGGAGCTGAACAGCTGCGGCCGGGGCTTCATCACCGCAGAGACAACAACCGATTACACCGGAAAACTGGTGCGGCTGGATGTGGGGTATACCGATCTGCTTTTGCGCTGGTTTACGGGGTATGTGGAGCGATCGCAGCCCGCTGAAAACGGTTTTCAGCGCCTGTTCATTCGTGAGCTGGTAGGTGTGTTTGAAAGGATGTGGCCATGTTCGTTTCAACACCCGACTTTGCGTGAAATTGCGGGCTGGCTGGAAGAAAACAGCGGGATCACGGTCAGTGTGCCTGATGCACAGTACAGCGATACCCCCATCCCACATTTTACCCATAACGGTACTGGTTATCAGTTGCTGAACAATCTGGGCAGGGCGTTCAGTATCCAGGATTACATCTGGTACCAGTTACCTGATGGTTCGCTTTACGTCGGCGGCGCAGAAAAGTCATTGTTTGCCGGTCGTCCAGTAGAAATCCCGTCAGAGTTCAGCCAGGGGGCTGCTGGCGGTAACTCTGTGACATTACCAGTGATCCAGACTATGCGGCCAGGGGTGGAGATGAACGGTGAACGCGTGACTAAAGTTCACCTGACTAATGACACGATGGCGATCACATGGACGCCGAGAAACCGCGCAACGGGTAAACCTTTGCAGAAAACACCAGCGCAACGGCAGATTGAAAGCCATTACCCGGAACTGGCATCCGGGCTTCATTTGCCAAAGATGGCCAGAGTCGTGGCGCATTCAGAGCCGGTAAAAAGCGGTAACTTTGCCGATCCCTTCCGGCCACGTTACGCCGTGGACGTGCAGCTGCTTGACGCAGACGGAAATCCGGACAATCAGACGCCTGTTTATTCAGCGGTGCCGCTGCCGGTACCAATGGCCGGGAATGATTCAGGTATGTTTCAGTTCCCGCCAGAAGGGACGCTGGTTGAGGTCGCATTCACAGGAGGCAGACCGGATAAACCTTTTATCAGGCAGACGCTACCGGATGGCACCAGTCTGCCGGACGTTAAACCCGGTGAGCAATTGCAGCAGCAGCGGGAAGAAGTATCCCAGAGGGTGACTCTGGCGGGTGACTGGGTAAGGCAGACCGATCAGACCATCAGTGAAACATCGATGGTGCGAACGGTAAAAGCAGATACAGAACAACGTGATCTGGTCAGTCGCGAAACCACGGTTAAAGCCACTGATAAAACCATTGTGGTGGGGACCGCCACCCTGCTAGCCGGAGCCATTCAGCAGGTCAGTGCCGGGGATTTTAGCCAGGCCGTGAAAGGTAACAGGCTGGCCAGCATTGAAGGAAACGAAGAAACGGACATAGCAGGACAGCAGTCCATTAAAGTGGGCGGTGCTGTAGCCGTGGAGGTTGGCGAAAGCCTGACAGAGAAGATTGCCGCGCTGCGTAAATCAGTGGCCGCTGGCGGTCAGCAGGTCATGGGGGCAACAGTCCATATTGGCAGTGAGAATATCAACGCCCTGACCATGATGCTGGACACTATTGATTTACTGGCAGAACTGGCGCAGCAATGCGCGAACCATTCACACCCCACCGTTGGGACTCCAACCAATGCCGCCGCGTTCACACAGACGGCGACGAAAGCCGGGCAGACCCGGAGCAAGTACCAGAACATCATTGCCTGACCATTCCAGACAGCCCACAAAACGCGGGGTTTGTCGTTTTCTCAGTTCCTTGATAGGATTATTGCATACTCAAATGATAGGAATAGGGATATGAAAAATTTCATTATATTAGCTGTAGGAGCAGCAGTTTCATTCAATGTGTTTGCGGCTGAGGTTGTTTATGTGCCAACAGATACGAAGGCTAGTTACACGATTTTAGATAAGACTCGCGACGGCAGCATGGCTACTATAACAACCGAAAGAAAGGGGCCGTCTGGAACATCATATTCAAAGCGGCTGTACGACTGTACTGCCGGGACAGTTAAATATCTTGGAGACGGTGAGACCATCGAGCAGATGAATAACTCGGCACCAGATCCAAATATGGCCCCTATAGTTGACCGCTCAATTGCATACTACATTGGACTAAAAGCCTGTCAGTAACTACGTTCTTATATCGGTTGATATGAATTGAACACACCTTAACCCGCATTGTGCGGGTTTTTTTGTACCCACCGCCAGACCGCACAGAACGCTCTCAGCAGGCGGGACAACACTAGGGTAACCACTGCGACACCGCAATAAGATCAAATTCACAGCGACGCTCTGAGGTAGCCACATGCAGACAAAATAAATCTTTCGCAGACAAAAACGGCACTACACCGCACCCGCCTGCGGTTTCTGGATCGATAAAATTTTTCAGTTTTCTTTTTCTACAAACCAGCGCCTTGGACAGCGCCAGTACTGGCAGCTTCATAGAGAACGCGAACTGAAAAGATTGAAAAGATTTTCAGTGTTTTTCAGTTTAGCTAAGCATTATAAAATCTGTTTTGTTTTTTATGTTGTTGAAAATTAAGTTGTTTATTGGTTTTTTTTGTGGTTGTTATACAGTGGCCTCTTGTTTTGCTATGATGTAGTAACCATATAAGCTATTGATCAGATAGTTCTAAAGTAGCAAGAACTATCAAGTGAAAACTGAATTATCATGAACTACTTGTGGTTCCTTGGTCTAATGTGTATAAAGGATGTCCAAGGTTTTGAACCAAGAAGATGAGCCAACTAGAGAGGTATAAACTATGAAAAAAATCTATCGTGAAGAGGATTGGGGTGTTTTCATCTCCAAGTAAATAGTTACTCATTTTATAGATTCTCGGAGGTGGGCTTAAGCCCGCCTCTTTTGTTTATGGATTAAGCGAAATGAATCACGACTTCCTGCCTGCTGTTTCAGAGACACTTCATCACCTTTGGAAAACTAACCCAACCTTCTACAGTACTATCATCGCCGCAGTGATAGCTGCCGCTATAGCAATCATTAGCATAAGAAAACAAAGGCAAACATCTCGCGAAAAAAACTCACTTGATTTTGAATCTTCATACAAACGTAGCGATAAAGTTGAAGATGCTTGGCAAACAATGCTTGATATCCTAAAGGTTAAAAAAATTATTCCGCTGGAAATGTGGGGGCGTAATGAAGTCAGGCAGACTAAGGAAGCGCGAGCATTGATGACAGTGTTCAACGAATGGGAACGGTGTGCAAATGCGATCAGAAATGGTCTGTATGATGAAAGTTTTTTATACAAAGTATTTGGATCTACAGTGATTTTCTTGGCCAAGGAATTTGAACCTTACTTGGCTGCTCGGCGCAGTGTAAACATTAAATTTTACGGTAATTTTTGTTGGTTGGCCGAAAACTGGATGATTAGAAGAGGGCGTGAATTGGGGGAGGGGTACCCACCTTTACCGTTTAATGTACCGTTTACTCCCCGACTAGCGATGCCCACATCCAAAGCCGTACAAAGTCGGAAACAGATAGTGAACATTAAACGTATTTAGATATTGTGCAGGGAATCTGTTGGCATTTTATCGCCATCAGATTGCAATAAATTAATTTAACTTTTTGTTATAAAATAAGTATCAAACAATAAACCCATTTGCTTAGAAGCAGATGGGTGTTAGTCGCTGGTTAGAAATTCTCAATGTTTCCTGGAGCTACATCAGGCCGCTTCCCCGCAATTGCCTCTACGTTAGCAAAGAGTACATCTTCCGCTCCACCTCGCTCCCTGTATGAATCCTCTTTCACAAAGATTTTTTCCTGTTGCATACGCAAAATAGCGTCGTCAATGAGCTTATATAAGTCTTGACCAGAGTGGTTCAACTCAATGAGTAAAGCCTTCAGTGCCAGTTCTGTTTGATATTTTGTGGCCATCTGCATTAAATCCTTTAACTTGGTGGACGTAAAGTGGACATGGACAACAAAAAGGGGCTACGTTTTCACGTAACCCCTTGTTTTATTTGGTGGAGCTGGCGGGAGTTGAACCCGCGTCCGAAATTCCTACATCCTCGGTACTACATGCTTAGTCAGTCTTTACATTCGCTTGCCAGCTGCGGACGG